CTCGCGGCCATCGTGTTTGCCATCCTGTGGCGCGTAGAGGCGCACGAACACGCAACCTGCACCACGGCAAGGCAAAGCGCCATCAACGCGCTCCACGACGCTGTGGCGCGGGCGCAGCAGGCCAAGGAACTTGCCGAACGCATATCAAAGGAAAAAGCCGATGCCGCTGATCGCTCGCACGCTGCCATATCTGACGCTGGCCGCGTGGCTCTTGCTGGCTATCTTGCCACTCACCGCTTGCAGCCAACCCGCCCCGCAACTGCCCCTGGTTCCCAAGGTGACGGTGCCGGTGTTCTTGCAGACGCCCCCGCCGTGCCCATCGTGGCGGTGCCCGAGCAAGACATGAGCGCCTGCGATTTGACTTACACCTATGCCTTGTCCGCCTACCAGTGGGCGCAACAGTTCAAGGGCCAGTGACGCCCCTGTCACTGCGCAGCGCGCGGAGGGCGGCGGCTGCGGCTTCCAGCAGTTCGGGCGTCTTGATCTCTCCACGGTCACGACAGAACCGCGCCCTGCCAAGCAATTGGTCCGCCAGTGTTCCGTTCATGGTGCTACCTCCAATCCATATGCCGCAAGGTTACAGGTCTGGCAGGGAAGCCAACTCCGGCGCGTTGCCATGAAGTTGACCGATCCTGTCTCAATGTAATACCGCCCGCGCTTGCCGCCGCAGTCCGGGCACTTCACCTTGTCCGCCGCTCTCACCGCTTCAGGTGTGGGGTTGCTCACTGCTTGGTTTCCTGCGCATGGAAGTCCTGCCAGCCCATGATCTGCGCCTGGTAGCGCGGGTCGCAATTGCCTTCCCTGTCGTCCAGCCATTGCGGTTCCGGCTCGCCTCGTTCGGCGCTTTCCCAGCCAAAGCGGTAGTCGTCGGTTTCCTGAATTTCGATGCGATGATTTCCGATCTTGCTCACTGCTCGGGGTTCCTTTCGAGGTAGTTCCGCCGCTCCCAGCGCCGCTTGCGCCAGAGTCTCCAAGTTAGGTTAAGCAGCGCCCGGTTCCACTTTCCGCCCTTGTTGATGTACCAGCGGACCGGGCCGTTTCTATGCGGCCAACGCAATCCGACTTCATAGCGCAGAGGGTTCCAGCGTTCGGCAGCCGAGCGGTACTCCCAGCGAATATCGCCAATCCCATTGTGGGCGATCCAGACGCGACCGCGCCACGCAATCACGGTCTTAGGGTCGTGCATCGGGGTTCCTTTCGAGATAGGTGCGGGCGGCAAGTGCGGCGTCCCACGTGCTGTAACAGGTCGAAACATTGCGAATCACCGCCCTCGCCTCCGCCAGATCCCTCCGCAGCACACATGCAACGCGCGTGCAGTCTGGCGGGCATGTGTGGATGCCGTCGATGGTGAGGCGCTCTACCTCGGCCTTAAGCGCTTCGTTCTCTTCGGTCAGGATCGCATTGGCCGCACGCTCACTGTCCAGTGTGGCGACGGCTTCGGAATTGATTTTACTGGCCCTAACGTAACCGGAGTAAATCTCGCTGTTGGTCGAATTCAGTGTGCGTGATGCTGCCTGAACGCGGTGCACGGTTTCCTTGAGCGCTTCGTTCTCGCGGGTGAGGCGGTCGATGGTGTCGCGGTCGGCTTCGAGCAGGTCAGCAGCCTGAATTGCCGTTTTGGCTGCCGCACGCTTCCTGCAAGTCGGGTCGGGTTTCCTGCCCATGTCGCCAAAGTCCGCAAGCATAACCAAGTGCGCTGCATCATGCCGCAACGCCTCAATCAGCCGCGGGGTAGTGGCGTCAGTCATCGCATAGACCTTTCACAATAGAAGCAGTTATAAGGCCCGCTCTCCATCGTTGTATCGACCTGATGGCGACCGTTCGGGGAGTTTGCGCATTCCGGTTCCTCGGCGTCGTCAATCTCATCCAGAAGATCAGAGAATGTACGCGCGTTCACATTCGGAGCGTCAATGTCCGCGCCGCCTTTGTACGCCTGCCAGCCGCGCCCGGTCCAAAACTCGGCGTCGTCATAGAAGCTGCATTCCCAGCCACGATACCAAACGTCATGGCCGATTTCCGGCTCTGCGGGGCGGGTGATCGTCATGCGTCATCCTGCTCGACTTGGAAGCGGATGCGGTGCAGATGCCGCATCTCGCTCAGTACGTATTCGTGGTGGCGCGTCTTCATGTCGTTCGGATTGCTGTCCCATGCGTTGGGCAGCATCGGCGCGACGTTCTCGCTGAAATAGAGCGACGATCCATCGTGCCAGCATGGGCCGCCCAGAACCCAGCAATGCTCATGCGACGGCTTATCGGCTTTCATGTAATCAGGGGGCGCAGCGTAATGCGTCTCGCAGCCGCCAATCCAGTCCCTGCCACCACTTGTCCATTCCATGACATTGGCAGAGATATGGATGCCGCCAGTCTTATCGGCGAGCGACCACAGGTGTGTGATCCGACCGCCGCGATATACGGCCTGATAGGTCCAGACCATCCCATCGGGGACGCTTTCTGGAAAGGGCTTGATGCTCGGCTTATCGTCCATCCCTCAACTCCTTCCATGTTGTGTGCGGGCCTTGAGAGCCGCCGCGCATAGTGCGAGCGCGGGGGTTTGAGCATCGCCCCATACTTGCTCCTCGTCGTCGGTCAGAACCATCGCAGAGGCCAATCCAGCGGACGCAAATCCGCCAGTCGGATCGAACGTCACAGACCTCGTGAGGCCGGGGGCGACAAGATCGCACGCCGCGTCTATGCTGGCGGTGTAGCGGGGGGCCTGTTCATCGACGTATTCGATCGACCGGCTTTCGTAATAGACGTTCTCGCATGGTCCGCGAGGCACGCCCATGATGCCCGCAATGGCGTGGTCCAACTCCCGATCCGGCCCGCTCGCCCCCTCCACCCGCTCTATCAGCGCATCCCAATTAGCTTCCATGTTCGTTACTCCGGTTCAAATTGTGGTTTCGGTCTTGAGCCGACCACATTTCTTGCACTGGTAGTCAGTGTAGATGCCCTCCTGCATAACCTTTCCATGCAGCGTTTTCTGGTAAGGGCCTTCCTGCTTGATGGCCCATTCGTGCCAACAGCCGGTCCAAAGGAATTGGAGCAGCTTAAGCATTGGGCACCTCAATCGCAGGGTTCCGAAAATAGGCCGCAAGAGTGCGAGCGCCTTCCGATGCCGCTGCGATTGCCGCCTCTGCCTTGGCGCGAATGATCGGCCTGAACTCGGCTTCGCGGGCAACGTCAGCGTCGCTCATGGTGCCGTCACAGCCCGCGCCTGCACCAACCATGAGGGCGAACGTCTCGGTCAGTGTCTTGCCGCCCCATGCGCCAATCTCGGGCACGTAATCGGCGGTATTGCGCACCAGTCCGCACGCCATCGACCGCCCTGCCTGTTCGAGTGCGGGGCAAATCTCGGCCTCGCCAAATATCGCCAACGAAATGCAGCATTGTTCAGCGATGCAGCACACGCCGCACCCATTGCAGGGATCGCCGTACAAAGGCTTCGGCAACAGCCCCGCTTCCTGCGCACCATTGGCGGCGGTGGGGGTGGTCATGCCGCCTCTCCGAACAGGCTGAACTGATGCGGCCGATCGCCGAGACGGCAGGCCCCATTGAATTCCTCGATGCGCTCGCGAAGGATCACCGTCCGCGTTTCCTTCGATCGCGGCTGGTATGTGCCCTTCCATGCGCTGTCGATCCCGATGTTCCTGGCGATCATTGTGCTGTCGGCGCCGGCCAGTGGCAGGGCGGTGAACAATTCCGGATTGAGGCAGCGCAGGCCGTGCAGGCGCGTGATCGGCTGCCCGTTGGTGGTGCTTATGGCGCCGATGGCCTGATGCGCGCGCTGCAGGAACGCCTCGGGTTTCGTCACGTCGAACTCGCCGCTCGATCCGATGCATACCCGGGAATATTCTTCGGCGAGCATTACCAGGCGGTCGATGCTTTCGTTGATGTGCCAGACCGGAGCGATGCGGTGACGCGGGAGTGGGCATTCGGCGAGCAAGTCGTCGTTCTGGTCCTCGGTGCCTTCGATCACGTCAGGCGCCACCACGAAATCGCAGCCGGGATGATAGATCCAGGCATTGCACCAGTCGTAGAACTCGGCCCAATCAACGGCGCGGCCCTGCCTCCAGAACGTGAACGCGCCGTTGTCGATGATGAAAGACTGGCAGATGCTCGCCGCCAACGCGATTTGCTGAGGCGCGGCATAGCTGATGCAGGCATGCGCGCCCTTCCACGCCTTCACCGCGCAGGTATCCGGGGTGATCGGGCCGCCGTGGTAGTGGATCATGCCAGCCACCTCGCGAAAAACCCCTCGCTCGGCCGCTCAACGTCGACACGAACGCAGCCCGGGATCAATCCAGCAATGTTTCCGGCCATCGATTCTGCCCACGCCAGTTCATCGGGCAGAACCGAGTGATCGTAGGCGGAAAGGATGGCCTGCAGGTCGCGCTTCAAGCCGACGACATCGCGGCCATCGTCGACCCAAGCTGTCACCTCCCAGGTATGGCCGTGCAGCACGCCGTCGCGGCTGTGATGGGCGGCGCAGAACACGGCGCGGGCACCGGTGAGCGATTTCATGCCGCCACCTCGAACTTCCCAGCCTCGTTGCCCCATGCCTCCCAGCCCTCGCCGTGCCACCGCTGCCGCGCGAACAGTTCCACGAACCGCAGCGCACGCGGCGCGATCCGCTGGCAGAACTCGTACTGGCCATCCGGCTTGCGGCTGTGCCCGCGCGCCTCGGCGTCGATCTCGTGCAGATCCTCGGCCTCGATCACGTTGCGCAGATCGGTCGCGCACTTCGGGCTGCCGAGCGTGCCGATCAGGAACGGCTCGCATGCACTGCGCAGGACATAGCCGGGGCCGAACGCGGTCTTGCCGTGCTTCGTGCGCTTGTGCCACGACCCGCCGGTGACGTAGCGGAACCCCCAATCGTCGAGCAGCTTGAGCGACTGGCGCAGCGTCGGCCAGCAGGCCCAGAGCACCATCGTCGCGTCGCCGCGCGCGAGCCGGGCCGGCTGGAGTTCAGCGAGCTCGTCCCACGTCATCGTCGGGTACTGCGCCTGCGGGCTCTTGCCCTCCCCCTTGGCCGAGCGGACCTCGAACCGCGTCGGCGGGTCGGCGAGGATGACGTCGAAGCTGAGGGGCTGGATGGTGTGGAAGGGCCAGGTCATGCGACCCTCCTCATCCGCCGAAAAATATTTTCAATATGCAAGTGGTGCTTGCTTGGCGATCTTCTGGAACCACCTATCTGCGGCGTGCAGCTCACACAGGAGAAGCAGCCATGCTTAAAGCGGAAGTGCACCCTAACTACCACGCCAAAGACAGTAGCGTTTGCCTGGTTCACGTTACTGGTGGCGAGCGAATTATTACTGCGCACATGCCTCGCGACACCCTCCGTAATTTGACTGGACGGGGCACAGAAGTGGCGCTCAGGGAGGCGATGTGTGATGAAGCATTCGGGGCACGAATTGCAGCAATGATTTCCAAAAAGTCCGCTTCCAAGTCCGTTCATGGCGATCCCGATCATGTGGTCTTGGAGATAGATGATCTGCGCTAGAGATCGATCGGCGCGGCCCATCGGCCACTGGAGGGGGTAGGCGACGGTCATGTCGGGAATCCGTTGTGCTCGACGCCATCCAGCAGGCGGCCGGCGCGCTTCTTGCCGATGCGGTGATACCGAAAGCGTCGGCATACAACAATAGGTCGAAGCCTCCTCCGACTTGGCCGCAATCCGCTCGACCAGCGCCAACTCCTCGGCGGTCAGATCCATGTCGATGTATGTGGTGTCGTCGCATCCCTCCAAGGCGATGCGAAAGGTCTTCGGATCAGCCATGGACCGCCTCCCCACACACCAGCCCGATCAGCGCCGCCAGTTCCCCGACGCTCTCGCAGTCCTCGGCGTCCATCGGCAGGCTGATTTCGAACTCGTCCTCGACCATGACGTGCAGGCAAACGAGGTCGATCGGATCGAACTCGATGTCGCGCCAGGTCGTCGCGGTCTCGATCCCCGGCATCGGCTTGCCCGGGTTCTGCTCGGCCCAATGCTGCGCGATCAGGGCGAGAAGGCGGGCCTCGGTGGTGGCGGCGGTCATGGTCAGAACCCGATGCAGTCAGGGCACGTGCAATTGACGTCCCCCTCGATGTGGCTGGGATGGGGCGGCGTCTTCACGTTCACGAATGCCGGCTTCCCAGCACTCTGCATGACGTGGAAGGTCCGACCCGGGTTGAGCGTCGCCATCCGCTGCGCCGCGAAATGCGCTTGCTTGTGGCTGTCGTGGATGACCTTCGGCGGCGTTTCGCCGTCTGGGCTGAACACGATGTAGATGCGCTTGGGCTTCTCGCTGGCCACGGTCAGAACTCCACCGGCGGGTTGGGGGCGTCGTCGGAGTGAACCGGCCGCAACGGCGCGGGCTCTTCGACTTCCGGGTACTGCGGCTCCGGTTCCGGCATCGCGGGCGGCGTCGGCCGCTTGTCCGGATTGAACCGGGTGCCGTTGACCTTCGGGCTGGTCACGAACTGCGACACGGCAGCCATAACGAAGAACTTCTCGCCGGGGTTAGAGACCGCTGCGCGCGCGGCAGCTTCCTCCGCTTCTTCGCGAGTGCCGTAAACAGGCACCGTATCGTCGCAGGCGACCGACCACAGCGGCGAAGCCTCGCGGAACGACTGGTAGGTGTCCGTGTTGTCGAACTTGATCTCGATCTCGTCGGCCATCATGAATTCCTAAGCCAGCCTCGGTTGCGCACGTGCTGGCTGTGCCCGGTGCGTCGGGCGGGGGATGGTTCAGGCCTTGGAAAGGACGCGCCGCTTCGTCGCCACGGTGGCGTTCAGCCGGTCCGCAACCTCATCCGGGAAGGCGACGATGTGCTTCTGCATTTCGTCATCGACGGCCTTGAGCGCGCGCAGGTCGGTGGCGTTCTCGATCAGGCGAATGAAGTCGTCGCGCTTGGCAACCCATGCCGGCGCTTCCTCGACATCATCCTCGATCGGTCCGCCGAATCCGCCGTCGCTGTCGTCGTGCTGGTCGCCGTGTTCGGCCTCGCTCCGGCCTTCGCGCGGGTCGCTGTCGCCGGTTTCGGAGTACTCGCCTTCCTCGGCAATCTGATGCTCGAGCGCGTCCAGTCGGCTTGCGGCGGGCTGCTCGGCCACGATGTGCAGCGTCGGCGCGTCGACATGTGCCAACGTCTCGTCGCGGCTGAACACCTCATCCTCGAGGTCCGTGGACATGGGCAGGCGCTTGGACAGCCGGCGCATGACGGTCTTGCGCGCCATCTCGCCCCACCACTGCACCCACGGCCCGTTCTTCGCCGCACGGCTGACAGCACGCACCTTCTCGATTTCCTCGAGGCTCATCACCTCGAGCATTCGTTCGCCGTCCTTGAGCACTGCCGTCGCATAAGCGCCGATGGCCTTGCCGCGCGGCTTGTCGAGCGGCGGCGGCGTGTGCTCCACGTCCTCGTCGAAGCCGTACTTCACGAGGAAGTGATCGTTCTCGTAGACGACCTGCGCGCTGATCTTCGCCACGTCGCCCGACTGCCTGATCTTTTTCAGGACGCCCGCGATCATGGGCATGGCCTGGGCCTTGTTGCCGAACATCACGAGCGCGGCTTCGCGGCCATCGGGCAGCAGACCATCCTGCGCAAGCCGGACGATAGCGCCGAACAGTGAACGGCGATCGGCGTCCTGCAACTGCGGATTGTTCTGGATCGCGGTCATCGCCACGCGGCTGAACTTCTCGACGCTGACGTGCGCGGGCAGCGCGGCCTTGAACTCAGGCGCCAGCGCGTTGAGGTTCTGCCGGATGACGGCGACGGGGTTGTTAGGCTGGGATGCCATTATGCTTGCTCCTTCACTGAAAACCTGCGGTAGGACTTGCGACCCTTGATGATCTCGCCAGGCTTGGCCTCGCGGTCGGGCGTGGCGGCGACTCTCGAGGCCTTGATCGTGAAGCCGTCGCAAAGCCCGGTGCCGTGCTCGCCCAACTTTTCCATCAACTCGGCCTTGGCGGCGTCTCGGCGCTTCTCCGCGATCTTGACCTCGGCATCGGCGGCAAGGAATTCGGCGGCGGCGATGCACGCCAGGTTGTCGCTGCGCAGGTCGATCAGCGTGTCGCCCGCATCGGCATACAGTTCGGCGATCACGGACCCGTCGCGGGTGTAATCGGCCGGGGGTGCCTTGCCTGCCTCCACATCGCGCCAGAACGCTTCGACGCGCGCCTCGATCTCGGCGAACAGCTTGGGCCGGAAATCGTACTGGAAGCGCTCGAGCTTGTTGCCGCCGACAAGAACGATCACGTCGCCCCACATCACGCCGTCGAGGCCCTGATAGGACTGGTTCTGCAACAGGTAGTGCAGCGGCGGCTCGTCGCCCCATTTCTTGCGCTCGAGCCAATCGACCATCTTGACCTCGAGAATGCCGGGGCCGCGCGTCGGGCAGATCACCCGGCGATCGGGATGCCCGCCAAGGCCTCGACCATTGGTCAAACGCTCGAGCTGGTCGCGGTCGGTATAGCCGAAGCGCTCCTTTGCGGCCTCGACGATCGCCGCCTCGAGGCGGACGCCCCAATAGATGCGCTCGTTCTCGGGCACGCCGTCATCGCTCATGGCATTGAACTCGGGCGTCGCGATGTTGCCGGCCTTGCGGTGCCACAACTCGAAGCGGGTCAGCCAGGGCGATGCGTCGAACAGCGCGGCAACTTCGCTGGCGCCGACGACTTGCGCGCGGAATGCCAGTTCGGTGAGGTTTGCGGGGGCGTTCACTTGCTTTCCTTCCTCAATTCCTCGCGCTCGGCTTCCCGGCGACGATTGATTTCCGATTGGCGAAGGCGGGGCGGTGCGTTCAGGTACGCAGGCTCCCCGCAACGGGTGGCGATGACGCGGTGAGGGGTCATGCTGCCACCAGCTTCCCGCCAACGCAGCGATACCAAACGCCCGGCTCGATCCCGTCACAGCCCACGATGGCGGCAACCACGGAGAGGATTTCGTAATTGGCGTTGCGCTCGACGGCGAAAAGGGCATTGCCGTTCGCGCCCATGACCTTGCCTTCATAGCCGGAAGCCATAGCCGCGCCTTGGTCCCCGGTGCTGCTGGCCGCGCCTTGGTCCCCGGTGCTGCTGGCCGCGCCATAGTTCCCGGTGCTGCTGGCCGCGCCGTAGTGCCCGGTGCTGCTGGCCGCGCCATAGTTCCCGGTGCTGCTGGCCGCGCCTTGGTCCCCGGTGCTGCTGGCCGC